GACCTTGGGACTGGACATCTTGACCAAACATTGACCAACGAAGAGATGAAATGCAACATCATATTCCTTACAGGAGCTGCAGACGCTGGTTTCAATGTCATTTTCAATGTAGCTTGGACGAATTTCTATGTTGTTGTTAATGAAAGCGGTCAAATTGCAACATTGAAAAATGCTGCAGGAGCAACTGTTGCTGTGGCTGATGGCTCTGTTGGGATTGTCATGAATGATGGCACAAATATTGTGACATTAAGTGGACTTTCTGGAACAGCAGTGACACTTGCCGGAGTACAAACGCTGATCAACAAAACGTTGACAGCACCTATAATCAATGGTGCTTTGTACGGCAGTCTGAACGAAGTTGCCAAGGACATTGGTGCAGGACACGTAGACATCACTCTTACTGCAACTGAAAGAAAGACAGATGTCGTTAAACTCACTGGTGCAGGAGACGCTGGATTCAATCTGATTCTCAATGTTGATACCAAGAAAATGTATCTGATTGACAATCAGTCAGGACAAGCATGTACTGTCAAGAATGCAGCAGGTACTACTACTGTTGTAGCCACTGGCAAGAGAGCAATTGTCTGGAACGATGGCACAAACGTCGTAAGGATCACTGCAGACGCATAATACCAATAAATAGAACAGGGCAGCGGCATTATGGCTGCTGTCCTGTTTTTGGATTAAAGCATGGAAGTAGGTGACGATATGGCAGCAACTTACGATCCAACATTGGACACGGACTTGGATAAAGTAAGATTCTTTATTCAAGACACGAACACAGACAATGCTATGTTCCAAGACGAGGAAATAAGTGCAATGCTTGGCATTTATGGCACGTACAAAGCGACAGCCATAAACTGTTGTGAAGTGCTTGCTGCCAGATTTGCCGGAGAAGCTGAGAGCAAGAAGATTGGTAATCTTACCATTACATTCGGTGATAAAGCAGCTAAATATGCAGCTTTAGCCAAAACATTAAGGAATCAAATGACCAAGTTTGTTTTGCCTTATTTGGGTGGTCAAAGCAGAAGTGATAAAGCCATCAATGAAGGTGACGCAGATAACGTACAACCAGCATTCAAGCGTGGTATCATGAAGCAAAAACTTCCGGATAGCACACCTGAAGATGACATGTAGGGGGTGATGAGATGCACCCAGAGCTGAAAAAGATGTGTAAGCAGGTTGTCAAACGGTATGCTTACGTGGATCGTGATGATCACAACGATTATATATGGGAGCATGCCGTTGCAAACCAAAGTGTTGTCCTCACAGATCAAGAAGCTGTAGCGTTACACATTGATTTGAAACCTGGAACAGTGCTTGTTACAAGCGTTGACGGCGAAGTCGAGTACGATATCAATGATGACTACACAGTTGACAACGACACTGGTAAAATCGCACGGACGGAGCTTAGCACAATTCCTTCAGGTGGCACAGTACATGTGAGTTACTCATATTTTGATATTTCAGAGTTTTTGGCTAGGATAGAAAACAGTGAGAAGCTTATCCGAACAGGCGTGGGTCAAGAAGTGCTGAGTACATGTCAAATATACTGCGATAGCAATGTTGTCATTGATCCGAAAGACAAGATTACATCAGTGTGGTTTGATGTTGAGTTTCCGGAAATCCTCAAGATTGACAAAAACGTGGACGAAAACGGAAATTCAGATCACTTGGTCATATATACCAAGTAGGGGGTGAAATGTTGGCTAGCAATGATTTTTTGGACGTACAGGTACGAGGTTTGTCGCAGGCAAGAAATCGTTTGGAATATTTCCGTAAGACATTCCCGAACGAAGTGGCAGCAGCCTTGAAAACCGAAGCTGAGTTGACCATGACAGAGTCTAAAAGGGAAGTCCCTGTTGACACTGGTGCTTTGAGGGATTCTGGATTCGTTGATGAGCCAAAGATCAGTGCTAACAACATCTCTGTTAAGCTTGGATATGGTGGTGTTGCCACCAAAGTTAATCCCAAGAGCGGTGAAATCACAACTACGTATGCTGTCATTGTTCATGAGAACATGAAAGCACATCATGTTGTTGGCAAAGCTAAGTTCTTGGAAGACCCAATTAAACGCCGACGCAAAAACATACTTAACAACATCAATCTCAGGGTAAAACGTGCGTTGGAAAGGAGTGGTCAGATATGAAGGTAAAAAGCGTTGAAATCCGCGTATGTCCCGATCCAACCAAGACGCGCATTTTCATCAATGATGATGAGGTTGATAACGTGAGAGGTTTTGAAATTAAGGTTGAGGACGGGCAGACACATCCGACAAGTATAAAGCTTGAATTTGAAGCTTGTCACATTAAAATTGTCGATTTGTGGGAGCAGGGAGGCTGATAATTATGGCATTGGATTTGTTGGCAGACATGAAGTCTCTCATAACAAATGCTATAAACGGATTGCCTTCTAAAGCAGTGGCAAGTGAGTTTACAGCAGACGTTGAAGACTGCATATCGGTAGAACAAAGTGGTGGATTTGATCCGGAGCACACATTCAGTGGAGGGAACAGTTCTCTGCAAAAACCAGTGATAGTGAGACCGAGTTTTCAGGTATCTATTAGACACAGAAATGAAGGGATCATGCATGATTGGTGGGATAAAATCAAGGAAGCGCTTGATGGTAAAGCCAACTACACAGTCAATGGCAGGACTTACTTGATAATTGAACAGCAGGGTGACATCATTCCACTTGGTAGAGACAGTAATAGGCGTCATATCGAAGTACTCAATTTTAACACCATGATCATAAATAGTTAAGAAGGGGGTGAGCACATGGCTTTTAAACACGGTAAATCAATATTTGTATTGCTGAACGGCTATAACATCACTGGATTTTTGAGTAAAATTGACACGCCAATGTCTGTTGACACTGCAGAAACATCATGTTTCGGTAACGACGACAAGACATTCATTGGTGGGTTAAAGGACGCAACATTATCTGCTGATGGCATGTACGATGGTGCAGCCTCAGCTATTGACGAAATTTTGTCGAACATCCTTTCTGGTGTTAACAACGGCAGCAATATCCTGTGGATGCCTGGAGGCAATGTTATTGGTGAGATTGGTTATGCCATGAACATGATCCAAACATCATACAACACAATGGGCACTAAAGATGACGCTACGAGAATAGGGATTGCTGGTCAATCATCAGTTGGACGTGAGAGGGTAAAGCTCATACATGAGCTGAAAGCTGAGACGATTACTGGTGCTTCAGCAAGCCAAAACCTTGGATCGGCAGGAGCAAATGGTGGATCGGCTTGTATACACGCGACAGCAGTAACCGGAACATTGGAAGTTGTCATAGAACATTCAACAACAGGTGATTTTACTGGTGAAGAGACAACTCTTTGTACATTTACTGATTTGACAGCAAGTGGGCACGAAAGACTGGTGTTCGCTGGTGCTGTAAAACAGTACGTAAGGGCGAAGCATACCATAACAACTGGTCCTGCGACATTCAGTGTAGCTATTTGCAAGAAATAATGGAAGGGGTGAGATAATATGGCATTTTCACATGGTAAATTGATATATGTCACTTTGAAAGATGGTTTAGACGCCGTTATTGACATTAGTGCTTATACCAACAAAGTCGATTTTCCGAGGTCGGTCGACACGGCTGAGACAACCACCTTTGGTTTGTCTGACAAGACATACTTGCCTGGACTGAAGGGAGCTACACTGTCTATGGAAGGTATCTGGGACGCTGAGATTGACCGCATTATTGACAGCATTCTTGGCATTGAAACTGACTTTCAATATGCACCACAGGGTAATACTGCTGGCAAGATTATGTATGATGGTGCTGTAATATGTACGTCATACAATCCTCCTGGCAGCATATCCGACGCTGTTAAGTGGTCAGCTTCATTTATCATTACCGGAGCGGTTGGAAGAGCAACCATCTAATGTGTGACGAGACCTCACAGAATTGATTACAATCAATTTTCGGGGAGGGGGTAGGGCAATTGCATGGACTAGGAGGCAGACATGCTAAAATCAAAATTTGACCCATGTACGGTATGACCGTGCTGTAGAGATGAAGGGAGAGATTATTTATGAATTTTGTTACAAGACTTAAAATAAAGAACGCCAAGTTGACGGTGGGTGAGCCGTTTGATGTGCCTGAATGGGAAGGTTGCGTTAACTTCAGAAAATGGAGTGGCAAAGAGCGTGCCTTGATGCTTACCAAGATTTCCGACGTTTATGGAGCGAACAATCTCAGTGAGATTGCATTGGAAAACAGTCCTGAAAGTGTTAAATCAGAAAATTATCCCAACATGTTCAAACTCATGGCTGAAGTTGTGGCTATGTCAATCTGCGACGAGAACGGTGCAAACATGTATGATTACCAATCACCTGAAGATGTCGATGAGCTTCAAGGTGCTGATGGTGATGTTCTCCAGAGGTTGTTTGAAGAAGCCACAAAGAGAAACGGCTTGGTTGAAACGAGGATTAAAGAAGAAATAAAAAACTTAGAAGCCATCCAGAACTAAGGTTTTACTTCTGTTTAGCCAGAACACTGGGTGGCATGACCGTGGAAGAACTGCTTGACCGCATATCATCCGTCGAGATTGTGCAATGGCAAGCATTGTATGAGATTGAGAAGGAGGAAGAAGAGTTTGACCGACAACAGCGCGCGATGGTCAATTCCTTCAGGTGATGCTGTAAGAGCTAGAAAGGGGGTGAGTATATGGCAAATGGTGGAGATATCACCTATATCATTAACGTCAATGGTTCTGGTGCTGTAAACGGCATTAACAGTGTTACTAAGTCCATGGATAAGCTCAAAGAAGCTGGTGACAAGCTTAGGAGTCTTGGTACACAGATGTCGTTAGGTATCACATTGCCGATAGTGGCACTTGGCAAGAAAATGTTGAACATGGCGTTTGATGCAGTCGAGAGTGAAAACTTGTTTGATGTATCTATGGGAAATATGGCTGCATCTGCACGTAAATGGTCAAAAGAGATTTCTGGTGCGCTTGAATTGAATGACTATAACGTTAGAAAAATGGTTGGTACATTCAATGTAATGCTATTGAGTATGGGACAGACGGAGAAGAGTGCATTTGACATGTCTACAAGCCTCACGCAGTTAGCATATGATATGGCATCATTCTATAATATAACCAACGATGAGGCGTTTATCAAGCTTCAAACAGGTTTAGCTGGTGAGACTGAGCCGTTGAAACGCCTTGGTATTATGGTTGATGAGAATACTGTCAAGTTAACCGCTATGAGGTTGGGACTGATCAAACAGGGCGAAACAATGTCACAGGCGCAAAAGGTCGTAGCTAG